AGAGGATTTTTCATCATGGGTAAGAAAGAATCAGCCAACATGTCTGGCGAGGAATATCTCCACGGCCGGCGCGCTGGCGTTGAGGGAACATTCGGCCAGAAGCGCAAGGGCGTAGCCGAGAAGACCATCATCGGCTCTGGCGACCAGTCCGACGGCGGAACGCTCGACTCTGAACTGCGCAGTGCGGCCAGCTCGCTCTATAAGGACGCTGTCCACAATCGCGGTGACAAAGACGGCGATCAGGCACTCGTAGAACGGTAACCGTGACTTTTACGGCCCTAGAACGGGCAGCACGTAAGCTAGAAGCGGGGCGACGCTATCGTGCTCGACGAGACGCAGATCCAGGCTCGCGAGCAGCGGCGTTGTTGTCTCAAAAACGATCCGCCGCACAGCTGACGGTCAAAGAAAAAAAGGATCCGTTTTTATGGGCGAAGCGTCTTGAACGCGGCCGCATAAAGACTCAAGAGAGCGTAAGACGCAAACGCGAACGTCTGGCGGGCAGCCCCCGTCCAGTCGCTTGCGATGTCTGTAAATCCCCCGGTTACGGACAGCAAGGGATCGTGTTTGATCACGACCACGCTACCGGCACGTTCCGCGGATGGCTTTGTAATTCTTGCAACGTCATTCTCGGACACGCACAAGACAACACCGAGCGCCTGCTCCAACTGGCGTTATATCTGGAACAACATCGTGCCAAGTAGCACCCCTCGACAAGCTAAATTTATGCGCGCAATCGCGCATGGGATGACACCGCGAAACGGCAAAGGTCCGCCTGTTGCTGTCGCAAAAGAATTCATGCACGCCGACGAAGCCAAAAAGCCCGGCGGCCGCTCAAAAGAGCAGGTCGCTGACCGGAAGCAGGCCACCGACGCGTGGGCCTCTGGAAAAGGAAAAGCACCGTGAGTCTTGACACTACATTCCATCCGATCGGCGCGTCAGTATCGATCGTGTCTGGTGTGCCCCAGCAACTAAACGGCGGCAACTGCGGCCAGCTCGGCGTCACCACGTTTCGTGTCTCGAACACGGGCGCGGCCGCTGCGCGCTTTACTTGGGGTTCGTCTGCTGCAGGCACGCCCGTGCCGACCGTGGCCGGACCTAACACCATGTACCTGCAGATTGGCGACAACCTGTACATCGAGGTTCCGCCGAACAGCTGGTTCAACATCGTAGCCGCCGGCACGATGGACGTCATTGGCGGCATAGGGGGCGTCGGTGGCTAAATTAAATGCGGCTGCACGGAAGAAGATCTCGGGCAAGAACTTCGCCGGACCCGACCGCTCGTACCCGATAGAGGACGCGAGCCATGCCCGCAACGCGCTCGCGCGCTCCAGCGGCAAGCCCATCGCCGCCAAGGTGCGCGCGAAGGTACACGCCAAGTACCCCAATATCGGCAAGTCCTACGGCCCGAAGGCGGACCATTTCATGCGGACGGGTAAATGATGGCTAAGATCTCACCCATGCTCGCGGCGATCATGCAGCCAGAGAAGCGACCCAGCGCCAAGCAGCTGACGAAGGAGCACGCGCAGCACTCGATGCGTCGCGCGACCGAGGACTGGGTCGACGGACGCATCACGACGAAGCAGCACACGGCCGTTCACGCGCGCGGCAAGCACGTGCTCGCCGGCAAGCAGCCCGCGAAATTCAAGGGCAAGAGCGGCGAGCGCCAGATCCAAAAGGTAGTCATGTGATCATCTGCACACAGCTTCGTATGGGTTCGTGCATCTGCACCGCGCGCATCGACCGCAGCTGGCGGTAAACTAACATGGGCGCGATCGGAAACAAGTACCTTCAGGGTCAGCCGGTCCTGCCGTACGCCAACTTCAAGGCGTACCAGAACACGGACATTTTCCTTGATCTGCAGTTCGTGGATCACACGGGCACTGCGGTCGCGCCCACGGCGATCAGCATCGAGATCGATGACCTGACAAACGGGATCTCGATGCTCGCCCCGACCACGATGAGCGCGGCGGGCTCGAATACGGCGCCTTTGTTTTATCCAGCGTTCGCAGCTACATCAATGTATTTGCAGATTACGGCCCTTATCTGGACGATGACGTTTCCGTACACCGGCTCGCAGATATGCCAGATCGGCATGACGTTCACGGCCACGGACTCTGTCACCGGACAGCCGTTCACCTCCACGCAGGTTGTCGCGGTCGTTGAGATGTGCGCCGTCGCGACGGTTAGCGGGCAGACCCCTTAAAACTACTACGACGGTGAGCTATCGTGGGCATAGGATTCCACCAGCTTTTGCTGGATGATATGATTGCTGTCGCGCTGCTGGGTGACCCCGCTGCGATGGGGCGCATCAAGTTGCCGGATTGGCAGCGATATCTGCGCGGCACCGTGATCGCTGTCGGGCCCGGTAAGATGCTCCCGTATGGCGAGCGCGCACCGATGGAGTGCAAGGTTGGCGACACGGTGACGTTCTCACCGACAGCCGGCATGGCGAGCGACTACGGGGTTGGCAAACAAGTGCGTTTGATGAGAGATCCGGATGTAGATTCTGTGGAGGAAGCGTCATGATCCTGACCCCCGAACTGCAAGATGTCGCTTCGCGCACGCGGGTGCTGCGCGATCGGCTGTTAGTTAAGATTCTTCCGTATGTGCACCCGATTCTGGCGACCCCCGGGGTTGAAGTGAACAAGGGCGTCGTGATTGCTGTCGGCTACGGTCGACGGCAGCGCCGTAAAGTGGAATTCAGACAGTCCGTTAACGATGGCGCTCCGGTGTTTGCCGCCGACGGCAAAACGATTATGAGATTCGCGCCCTCCAAGTTGAGTGAGCGCGCGCTGTACTTTGAAGATGGGGACGAGACCGGTGCGATAATCCCAATGCAAGTTAAGCCGGGGGATGTGATCGAGTTTGGATTCCGGAATATAACTCTCGTAGATTTTGACCGTGTTGGATTCCCGGGCATCGGACATTTGGCTTTTGTATGGCAAGCGGCAGTGTATTCCGTCGACCCGGACGAGTCTCTAAACGAGTGTCTGCTCTGGCAGCAGAGCGCCGGGTACGATAAAGACGGCAACTACATGAGCGGCGCCGAGAGCTGGACAAGAGCGTGAGAGCGCGAGGCGGCAAATCCGAATTCGCCCGCGGTGTCTGTGAGTCAATACTCGATGGCCGGCCAGACATGTACAATAGCCCCGCAAAAAGGGTGGTGTCGCTCGAAGAGGCCACGAAACACGGCTGGGTGCACTACTACGACGGCCAGACCATGTGCCCACAGGGCCATATCGCGGCCCGGTACGTCTCGAATCACGGCCGCTGCGTCGACTGTGCGCGCCTCGCCGATGGATTGCCGGCCATTTACGCGAAATCTCAGCACGTAGACGAGCTGACGGGCGAGGTGGTGTACGTTGACCCGGTCGCGAGCGAAAAATTCGATTGGACGAGCGAAAAAAAGCGTCAGGTGCTGGTCGCGTGGATCAATCTTCGCGATCTGTTAGCCGCAATCAAGGTAATCGGCGCCCAGCCGGTACACCTCCTCGAACTCTTGGCCGTCGACGCTGAATTCAAGGCCGCTTACGAGGACGCGCAGCGGAAAGTTGATCAGGTACAGCTCTGGGCGATGGAGTCATCGGCCGCGGGCGGCAGCGACCGCGTCGCGCTAGCGATGGCGTCCAGCAAATTCACCCAGTTCGGGGCCAAAACAGGTTTGGCTGACCGACCAACAGTAAACTCGGAGCAGGCGCGTGCAGAACTTACCCAACTCCTATCAGTTGCTCGTAGATCGCTTGCTCAACGAACAAGACTTAGCGCAGCTGCAAGAACTAATGGAAGTGTGGGGCGAGCTGACGGACCCGCAGCGGATTCAGCAGACGCTGACGTGGAAAAACCGGCTCTACTGGGACCACCACACGACGATAGCGACTTGGTTTCCTGACGCGGACACGCGCTCGCTGTACCCGAAGCAGATGCTGCACTTCAAACTTGGCGCGACGTTCGATGAGCGCGGGTTGTTTGGAGGAAACCGGACCGGCAAAACGCACTGCGGGTGCTACGAGGACACGCTCCATCTGACCGGGCTCTACCCGGAGTGGTGGGAGGGGCGGCGCTTCGATCGCGCGATTGGGGCCTGGGTGGCGACCGACACCGCGAAGAACGTCCGCGACATCCTTCAGGAGAAGTTCTGCGGTGAGCCGGGCGTGCCGCAACTGTTCGGAACCGGCATGATTCCGATTGATTTCTTCGCGAGCGCCACGACATCTAAGCACGGGATCGCTAACGCGGTCGAGTCGGCGTTTGTGCACCATCACACGAACGGGATCTACGACGGGATCTCGACCCTGCAGTTCAAGTCCTACGACCAGGGCCGGCAGGCGTTCCAGGGCACGCAGCAGGATCTGATTCACCCGGACGAGGAGCCCAAGATCGAACTCTACACTGAGATGTCGCTGCGGCTGATGAGCACGATCCCGGGCGAAAAGAACGGCGCCCTAGTTTTGACCGAGACCCCGTTGCTGGGCGTCTCGGATCTGATGATCTCGTTCATGCCAGAACTAAACCCGCTGCCTGACGCGCGCCCGATTCGTGAGTACGATCACGCGCAGCAGGACTATGACATGGTGGTCAGTGAGTGAGATCAACGAGAGCCGCGTCGCGACGTTCCTTGACATGGATGATGTGCCTCATCTAACAGCCGCGGAAAAAGCCAAAATTTTAAGGGGGGTGGCCCCTTGGGAATTACAAGCTCGAAAATCCGGAGTCCCCGGGCATGGGGTAGGCGCGATTTACCCGATCGCCGAGAACATCATGACGATGCCAGCGTTCGATATTCCGAAGCACTGGCCGCGCAGTTACGGGATGGACCCGGGCTGGAACTGCACCGCGGTGATCTGGTTCGCGTGGGACACCGACCATCCCTACATCGACCGAAACGGTGAACGGCGCTTCCCAGCGTACGGGTACGACGAGTACTACCACGGCCAGGAACACCCGGCCATCCATGTCGCCTCGATCAACCGACGCGGAGCGTGGATCCCCGGCGTCATTGACCCGGCCGCTGAGAAGGCCCGCGGGCTCGACGGCGAGCTGTTGATTGATACGTATCGCGGCCTCGGGCTGAACGTCAGCAAGGCCGACGCTACGACCGTGTCAGGTCTGATCCAGACCTGGGACATGCTCTCGACTCAGAAGCTGCGGATCTTCGACACGCTGATGTACTGGCGCAAAGAGGTGCGACTGTACAAGCGCGACGAAAAGGGTGTCGTGATCAAGAAGAACGATCACTTAATGGATGCGACGCGCTACAACGTGATGAGCGGATACGCTGTCGCGAAGATGCCGCCGGCCAGCGAGGGGGGTCTGCCCTGGTTTACCTGGAGTCCTGAATTAGCTTCTCCTGGTGGGGTATGGAGCGGGTAGCGATGTCGCCCGCGGCGATTGACTACGAGTACAAGTACCGCGGGCAGATGCTGTTCGTGGACACAGACGGCCAGCTGATGGTGTGGGGGCGCGCGTCCAAGCGGGTCGACCTGACTCCGTTATTGACCGGGAGAGATGAAGAAGTGAAGCGTTTTCTAACAGCTCGCGCGTTGCGCGAAGGGTGAGGGAATTTGAGCACGCAACTGAAGTTGACGGACAGCGAAGGTTTACGTCTTCGGCAACAGAGCGCCACCGACGTGGAACGTATGGAGACGATCGCGGGCCAGGACGGGAAAGACGTCGAGCTGCGGATCAAGGCCAAGGACTGGAAGTTCGACAAGCTCACCGATTACGAGGGCCGGCCGTGCGATTACGTTGATCAGGACCGCGATCTGCGTCTGGTCGACGGCGCCGGTAAGAAGATGAAACTCGGGACGTACTCGATCTACATCACCGCGGGCACGCGGAATCTGGTGGTGGAGCGCAAGGGCAAGATCAAGAGCCTGGACTTCCTGAACCGCGCTATCCGCAATCAGCTCCGGATCAAGTACCAGGAACTGAAGCCCACAGACCGCTCAACAAAGGACGGCAAACCGATCCACCAGTGGGTGGACGCGCCCGGTCAACCTGTTTACGTTGCGCCCAATACGTGGGGCGGCGCGTTCGTTGGTGACAACCAGCGCGCTATAATCGATGAGCTTGCCACCTAGTGAACGCGTGATGTCGTCAAATAGTTCGGACAACTATGACCTGATCGCAGAAATCCCCGGCAAGACCGGGCGCCTGCCTGACAGTCCTGGGTTCGAGATCGAGGACGAGGGCGCGCTTATGACGCGCATCCGTGATTTCTACGATGAGGGCGTGGGCGCGTGGGAAGAGAATCGTCGGATGCATTCCGAGGATTTAAACTTTATCTACAACGCTGAGGCGATGGGACAATGGGACCCGGTCGTGCTCCAGAACCGCCGCGGCAAGCCGTGCTACACATTCAACCGGTGCCTGCAGCCGGTCAACATCGTGGTTGCCGACATGCGGCAGACGCGCCCTGGGGGCAAGGTGCGCCCAGCTAGTAAAGGCGCGAGCCAACCCGTCGCCGACATCTTCGGCGGCCTGTGTCGCTCGATCGAGCAGTGCTCGCGCGCCGACCAGATCTACAAAGAGCAGTTCAAGTTCGCGGTCGCGGGTGGCTTCGGCGCGTGGCGCATCATGCCAATGTACATGCAGGACGACGGCGACGGCGCCTTCGATCAGGTGCTGCGCCTCATCAACATCCCGAACCCGCAGACCGTTGTGTGGGATCCGCAGTGCGCGGACGCTTGCGCGGGTGACGCTAATCGATGCGTCGTGACGGAGCGGATCTCGGAGGAGATCTACCATTCCCTTTACAAGGACGGCAACGGGCGGAGCTTTGAGATCTCGCGTGACAGCTACGGCTGGTTCACCGATCAGGAAGTCCGGATCGCGGAGTACTTTGAGCGCGTGCCGCGCGAGAAGCGGATCGCGAAGATGACGGATGGCACCGTGGTCGATTACGACGCGGACCTCAAGGCGCAGGAGGCGCACTTCGACGAGCACGGGATCACGTACGAGCAGCATGGCACGACGCGCATCGCCAAGGATAAGCAGGGCAACAAGATGATCCGCAGCACGGTCGTGTGGCAGGTCATGTGGGTGAAGGTCGACGGATCGAATATACTCGAAGGCCCGTACTACTATGACTGGAAGCGCATCCCTGTGGTCCGCTGCCCCGGCCGGTACATCAACATCGAGGGCCGCAAGAAGTTTCAGTCGCTGATTCGGCACGCCAAGGACGCGCAGCGCAGCTACAATTCCCGGGCCTCG